ACGGAGAAAAGCAAAAAGATGTTATTTCGGATTTATTCGGATTAACAAACAATCATATAGATTTTGGGAATATCGCTGGACCTTCTTTTGCGCTCGGAAACGTAATGAAATACGTCCGCAGATACTCCTCCGACAGCGAAAAAGCTCTTTTGATTACAGACATTCAGAAAGCACGTGACTACACATTACGAGCAAAAGAAAAAGTTTTTCATTCGGAATACGACAGGCTTATAGACTTGATAAACAAATCCGAGTTCGACACGGCCTACAAACTAGCAAAAATTATGCTCGGTGAAATATTAAGTAACGAGATACAGAAATACGCAAAATAAAGAGCCGGGCAACACTTAAATTTATTTATTAATTAGATCTGATTTTTAAGTATGTGACTATGGGGATAGACGAACCCGGCTTTTTTATTTGCAAATCAAAAAATAAACATTATATTTGAACTCTACTTTTATTTGGTTATTCTCAGGCCCGGGCGTTGTTCGGGCTTTTTTTATTTGGTAATCTAAAATAAATTATATACTTTTGTAATGCTAAGTATAAAATATGGTATCCGGTGCGGTTCAGAATGAAAATTCAAAGAACGGTGTCGGATATTTTTTTTTGCAAAATAATTTAAAAAAGATGAAAATAAATTTGCACATGTAAATTAAAAGCCTTACATTTGTAATAACAAAAAGAGATAATCAAATCATTTAAAAAGTAGAAATCATGACAAAAGTAATTATTCAAAATGCAACTTGGAGCGGAGACGAAAAAAGTGTTGATTTTTCATACAAAGGTAACTCTAAAAGATACAACGTAGTTGTTGGAAATGACAATTGGGAAGAAGAAAACGAATCCGCATGCAAAGAAATAATAGAAAGAGAGATGCAGATTGAAATAGAAAACGAATTAGTAATTATGTAAAAGTAGAAATCATGAGAAAAACTTATCAAGCATTCGCGAAAACAGACAAAAACGGACAGTTAGTATTGACCGAAATAAAAGCCAAAAATATTAAAGAAGCCCGGGAATGGTTTCAAGAAAATACAGTTGAACACGAAACTGTAAGGTTATCAAAATAAAAAACACAGCGCAAGCACTTTGTTTGCGCTTTTTTTGTATCTTTTTTTAATTATTTTGTAAATAAATTTGTTTGTATCGTTTTTTTATACGTATCTTTGTTATAGCAAAAAGAGATAATCAAATAACAATTAAAAAAAGTAGAAATTATGACAAAAGTAATCGACATTTCGGGAATGACAAAACAAGAAGTAAAAAATTTAGTATCATTAGAAGGATACAATAAGAATACATTTTATTCTATATGGAAAAGAGGGACAATGAAAGTATCAGTATCAACATCTAAAATTGCAGAAGATGAATAGTTTAATAAATAAGTCCGAGTTAGCCCGAAAAATTGGGCTAACTTCTGGAGCTTTCAGAAATAAACTTTTAAATATTCAAAATAGAAGTTTTACCAAAGCCGAAAAAGAAAAAATAAAACAAGTTCTCATAAACCTTGCAAAAGAAATTTTAAAAAATGACTAAAGAAGAGTTACTCCAAAAACAAGCCGAAAAAATCGCTGCAAAGAAAAAATCAGCGGTTCGGGTAATGTCCCCACAGGCGAAACTAACAATGAAATTAGTTAAGAAAAACGCTGTTTACGTGCCTAAAATGAAAGCAGACGTTTCTACTATCAAAGATTTAATTGATATTGTGAAAGACGGCGAAAATACGTTAAAATTAATTTCTAATAAATTCGATTCGCCAAATATTATTTCAACCGTGCAAAAATATTTTAAAATAAAAGAAGTTTTTGTATCAACGTGGGCGGTTACGCCTATCGGGATTCAAAAATTAAAAGATTTGAATGATAAAGGTATACATTGCACGGTATTACTCGACAAAACACATTCGTATAAATGGATGTTTGAAAGCGGGGCTACAAAAATATTAACTGATACAGATTTTTGTTTTACTGAAAATCACAGTAAGTTTATATTGTTCGATTTAGAAGAATCTTTACCGTTAAATTTTATCGGGAGTTTCAACTTGTCAAACAATCCGAGATATGAAAACATTGAGATTAACAGGATACCTCAAGAATTTGAATTTTACCGAGATTTTGTATTAAACGTCAAAAATGGGAATAACGATTTTCAAAAGACGCTTTTTTAAAAAGTTAAAAACCTTAATCAAAAGTTAAGGTTTTTTTTTGTATCTTTGTGCTAACTATTTATAATCGTTCTAAATAATAAAAACACACAAACAAGTATATGGCTTATTCTCAGGAAGATAAAAAACTTTTATTGCAATTTCTTGAAGCGTTTGATTTTAACGTAAAGAAGTCAGTGGAAAAATTCAATAAAAAAACAACACATTCACTCGAAAGAGGAACGGTTTATGATTGGCTAAATAATGACAAACTTTTCAAAAAAGAGTTCGATACAAGACAAAAAGACTTAGTGCAAGATGCTGAACATTACCACGAACTTTTAAGAAAAGGTATTCCGATAACAGACCCGGAAACAAACGAGATAATCGCATGGCAAGAGAAACCTGACCGAGCTGCGATTGAATTTTTCTTGAAAAATAAAGGAGGTTATGTAGATAAAGTAAACACCGACATAACCAGCAAAGGCGAAAGCATTAACGACATCAAAAAAATATCTTTTAAAAACACGACTAAAAAAGAAGATGATTTTTAGTGAGAAATATGAACCGCTTTTTGATATAACGACATATCCGCATATACGGTATGTCGTTTTGGTAGGTGGCCGTGCCTCTGGGAAATCGACTGCACTTGCTCACTTTTTGCATGATTTTTCATTTACAGGGTCGCATGTGATTATAAATACTCGATTTACGATGGGGTCTGCAAAAGATTCTGTAATTGCTGAATTTGATAAAGCTATTGAGGCAAGGGAATCGCAAAACTTCTTTGAACAGACGAACACGGAAAAGGATAATACTCATTCAAATTGCAAAATATTATTCAAAGGACTAAAGAGTTCATCTAAGGAACAGACGGCGAGGTTAAAGAGTATCACAGACTTAAATGTTTGGGTATTAGACGAGGCCGAAGAGCTACATGATGAAGAGGTATTCGATGATGTAGATGATAGCATTCGCCGCGTTGGTTTTCAGAACTTAGTTATATTTGTTCTTAATTCGCATCATATAAATAAAGATCATTTCATATACAGAAGGTTTTTTGAGGATGCCGGCGTGCAATGGGGCTACAATGGGATGAAAGAAAACGTTATGTATATTCATTCTACATACTTAGATAATCTTGATAATTTGTCTGAATCGTATCGCTTGAAAATCAAAGCTACAAAGAAAAAATACCCGGACAAATATCGATATAATTTTATGGGTGATATTCGAACGGCTGCTGAAGGAGTTATTTTTGAAAATTGGACTTACGGTGAATTCGATGAGAGTTTGCCGTTTGGCTATGGCATGGATTTTGGATTTTTCCCTGATCCGGATGTTTGCGTAAAAGTTGCAATTGATAGGAAAAGAAAAATTATCTATGTTAAGAAATCACTGAAAATGAATAATGCAGGGCTCGATCATCTTGCAAACAAATTAAAGCAGTCAGTAAATTTAAGTAAAGTTATTTATGCAGATAGCGCTGAGCCTCGTCTTATTTCGGATTTAAAACGCAAAGGCATTCACGGCATCGAGAAAGTAAAAAAAGGAGCCGGCTCAGTTCTTGCCGGAATTAAGATAATGCAAGATTTTGATATTGTAGTAGATAATGATTCGCAAGAAATTGCAACAGAATTAAATAATTATGTATGGAGTGACAGAAAAAAAGGCATCCCGATCGATTTGTGGAACCACTTCATAGACGCGATAAGATATTATACACAATCAACGATAAAAATGAATCCAAAAAAAGGGCAAAGAGTATTATGATAATAGAAGTAGAAGATATAAGTTTCCGAGAATATGTTGGAATGAATGCAGCTGATAAGATAAAGATTAATTTCTATCTTACAAACGGAAAATTTGAACCGGTCGATCTATTTGGGTTCGGGTCATTCTTAGAGCAAACATTTGAATTTGTAAAAGACTGGCAAGAGATTTTAAGGAGTGAAGATGGTCTGTCGTGGAAAATATTTATGGATGAAATTGAAAAAATAACAAAAATAGATGCCACCATTTTAGCGAAGAAATCAATTTTCGATTTACAGAAATGTAGATATTTCATTTTAAAAGAAGTAAACCAAATAAACGAAATCGAATCTATTGCGTTGAATCATGCACATTCAGCACGTGAACAGTCGGCAGGTCTTGAAATATTCGCTAACTATAAAAGCTTTTTACAGTTCGATTCTTTGGCCGATGGAGATTTAACTAGATTTAAAGAAGTTGGTAATTTGCCGTATTCGCTTTGCCTGACAAAATTAAAACTTGAAAAAGATCGTGCCGAATATTCAGAAAGATTTAGCAAACTAAAATAATACTTTGTTTTTATGTTATAAAGCAGTATTTTTACAAAAACTTTATTATGGTAGTTTTAGAAAAAAAGAATAATACTCTAAAAATCACAGGCGAATCTGTGGAATATATCACTTCGCAAAATGGAGACTTTGAGATACGCAACAGCGTTTTCTTTCTGCAAGATAGTGTCTTCAAAAAAGAATACTGGCTTGGGCCTGCTACTAATGTGTCAGGATTTGCGACCGATGCCGAATTAGAAACGTATCTAACTGACTTCTTTTCTGTTGAAAGTTCAGGAGATACATTTGTCTCGCTAAATGACGAAAACGGCGACCCTATAAACGTTCAAAATCCTCAATTTGTAAATTTAGGCAGTGTATTTGCATCGGATATTTGGGTTTCAGAATCGATTGTAACAAATTGGACAGACTTAGACGGTGCAGGCGGTGACGTTGCATTAATCCCGTTCAATAATTTACATACAGCGATTGAAAACAGCACAGCAGATGCGATTAAATCAATAACATTTCATTTCAACCGAACAATTAGTCTATATAATGTCGGTTTAGGTTGTGCAGACCACCCCGGTAAAAGTTTTTCTAATGTAAAAATAATAGTTCTTGGCAGTGGTGCAGTAGAGCGTGAAGTATTAGACGATAGCGCGAACAACGATAAGCTTACATCATATAATTACGAGTTTTCGCCACAGCTCGGTAACGCTATTCGCATCGAGTTTCACACAACAGATACTGTTACGATAACAAATAATACAATTCAAAAAATAACTTACGTTGCATCACGATTACAAGCATTAAAGCCGGACGGGACAGTTACGGATATTGACGCGACAGCAGGAGGTAACTTAAAAATCAGCTTAGAAGAGTTCGATGGCGACTTTCAAAACAATCCTTTGCCGGTTGCGAATTATACTGATTTTATGCTTGATGTAACGGAAGGATTAATTCCGGGCAAGCGTCCGGTCAATAAATACGGACGTTCTAAAAATGTAGATTCAGGAGTAGAAACTGATATTTGGGACGGGGCTAACGTAACAGACAATCAGCCGATTTGGTTGCCACCAACACAGGCAAGAGGACATAGCATTGTCAGTAGTTCAGCAAATGACACGCTACTTGGATCAGGAGCGCAAAAAATTAAAATCTTTGGTCTTGTTGATTGGGATACGAATGAAGTATCTGAGATTGTCGAAATGAACGGATTGACACCTGTTCCTACCGTAAACAATTATGTTATCATTCACCGAATGCGGCCTACAATTTGGGGGGCGGATGGCCCCGCAGACGGAGATATTTCAGCAACGGCCGATGTTGATTTAACTCTTACCGCAAAAATTATGGCAGGAGAAAATCAGACTCAAATGGCTATATACGGCATCCCATCAACGGCGGTAGCTTACATGACAAGATATTATGTGAGTTCAATAAAAGCGTCCACATCGCTTAGTGTAGAAGTGAATTTGGTTATAAATCCAATCCCGAACGTTCAAAGTTTAGGATTCATAATAAAAAACACATTAGGCGTAACAACAGAGGGCGCAAATTATGTATCGCAAGATTATAAGCCTTATAACCGTATCCAGGGGCCAGCAATAATAAAATTACAATGCAGCTCATCCTCTAACGATACTGATGTAAGTGCAGGTTTTGACTTAATTTTAAAAGAAGATTAATTATGAAGACATACAATAAAATAAAAAGAATAGTATTACGTTTTGCGCGTGCAAATTGGCTTAAATTGCTATTCTCGGCATATATTGGAATTTGCATAATTGCCGATGAAAAAGACTCCATTCACTTTGTGTTTTTAGGCTTAGTCATTTATTTTGTGAATAATTTAAAAAACAGATAATAAAAAAATCCCTCATAATTTATGAGGGATTTTTTGTAAAGTATAACGCACTAAAGTGCACCAATCTGCCTTGTTAAAAGCCATTATAAAAATCTAATCCTATCTTAAGTGCTATTGTTAATCCTAATGTTTCGGTAAATTCATTAAAAGATAACCATTTTATCACAAAAGGTTTATCCCAATCAGGGTAGTCAGATTTAGTTTTTTGTAAACAAATATTTTCATCTGTTAAATTGTAAATTAAAAGGTAACTACCTCTCCTTGCGATATATTCATAACCACCCATTAACATAGGTTCAGCAGTATTACTATGTCGGTGTAGTATATTAAAACCAGCAGTATGTATTTCTCCAATAGCTGTGATTCTCTTAATTCTTTTTTCTTCCTCTGTCATTTTTTGTAATTAAAAACGGCTTATAACAAAGTGTATAGTTAAAAAGCCTAATTAATATTAGTTCATTTAATCAAAGTCTGTGTGTTGGCTTTCAAAACCATACACAAACCGTTATAGGCAATAAAAACTAATCTACGACAACTTGACGAGTAATTGTGTCAGGTTTAATTTTGCCTTGAATTTGCTCTTTGATTTCTTGACCAATAAAATCCGATACGCCTAATAGTTCAAGTGGATTAAACCCGTCATTTACTCTTTTCATACTTTGACTTCCGTCTTCAAAATGTGTAACTGTATAAGATTTTACAACTATCACTTTTTTTTTCTGTTTTGATTTTTTTATTTTCTTGCATTTTGGTTAAAATTATATGATTAATATTATTTGATAATACAATGAAATAGAAGCCTATAACATTGTATTTAATTTAATTTTTGTGAAAAACAAAAACTGCATAAAGCAATTTCCGTTATGCACAATGCTATTCATCGAATGAATTAATAAAATCCCAAACGCCTGACTTACTATTTTCGCCATAAACACATTCAATAGCTTGCTCAAAAATATAATGGGCTCCATCTTTAAATCTTTTTTCTTCTGGCTGTTCTTTACTGTCAAGATAAGCTTCGCATAACTCTACTATTTTATCAAATTTAGCATCTTTTAATACTTTCGGGCGTTTCCCTTTTATCTCTTCAAAAGTTTCAGGAGCTTCTGGATAAATTTCATAAAGCATTCCTATCTTTTTTAATTTATTAAATTCAATTTCTGATAGATTTTTTAATTGTTTCATTTTTATTAGTATTTATAAGTTAATAATTAAGTTTTATTTGATAAGCAAATGATATAAAGTGCATAACATTTGCTTAAAAACAATAAAATCTGAAAAAGATTTTACAGTTTTATAGCAGTCGCCGTTAGCTGCACCGAAACAAGAAGCTAAAATAAAGCCAAACTTTAAACTCATAGTTCGGGCACGATTCTATATATTCATTAAAATTTCGCTCGTATGCTTCGAGCCTAAGCGGATCGGTCGGCTTTTCGCAGTTATTTTCTGCGAATTGCCTTGCTAACTGTTTTGCTAAAACTTTTTTCATTCTGCAAATTTAAGGCATAATTTGATATTTTCGCTACATTTTAGCATGTTGTAAAACATAATATTGTATATTTGTAAAATGAGACTTATAAAAGATTTATTCGAGTTGCCGTTTGTTGTTGTTGCCGTAATTTTCGGAGTTGTAGCAGTTTGGACAATCGCAATTTTTAACGTTTTAGTATTTAAAAGAGATTAGCATGTTTACATTTTTACAAGCATTAACCGAAGCTGAAGCCATAACGCCTGATTTAATTTTGAAAACAGGTGTTGCGTTTGTTTCTGCTGTTTTGTTGAATTTTTCTCGAGGCATTATTTCTGATGTTATGAAGAAAAAAAAGGAAAAGAAAAAAGAAAAAACGACAGTAGAGGCGCGTGAGAGTCTAATTGGAAAAATCGATAAATCAATTGAGCTCGGAGAAGCTAACAGTAAAGGAATATCTGAACTTTATGAGATGCACAAAAACGACACCGATATTCAGACACTTAGCGAGCGTATAGAATTCACAAATTCTTTTAAAAGTAAGATTCTTCCTGCCGAATTAAAACGCACAATTAAAGTAGGAACAGTAGAAGCTAATTCGATTTTTACACATATATTAAGAAATGATTTCGCACTTGAACATGAGTATATAAAAGCTAGAATAAAAGATAGTTTTGAAACAATAGCAGATTCATTTGATAGTAGCGCGTTTGAAATAAAAGACTATGACAAATTTAAAGCGGACCTAGTCGGGCAAATCGAAAGTTTAAAAGATAGATATTTGATTGATTTAGTTGAAATATTTAAACAGACAAACGGAGTAAGAAGAAAAGCATTTAGCAATAAATCTTATGATCTTATTATAGACATAATTTTAGCAACTGAACGAATATACAAGAAACACAAATAAATGATAAATTTTGATATAATAGGAGCTTTACGAACATACGCCGAAAATTTAGGATTCGTTTTTATTTGGCAATATGATCAGTTCTATGCGAATATCGCAAGCGGGCAGCAATACGATCCTGAGCAGCTTATCCTTGTTGCTGATTTGAAACCAACACCGCAAATTAACGGAGCATCTGTTGGTGATATTGTGTATAATGGCTTGCTAATGATAGGACGTAAATTTGATGCAGACGGAATCGCTTCGACGTTAGATGAGAAAGCTTTACAAAAATACGATAGACGTTTATTATCGCTTACATCGGCACTTGTAACGCACGCGGCAACATTCGCATGTAATAACAGTCTATTAATGGAAATGGGGCAAATAGACTATTTGTTTAATTCATTCGATGCAAATATTGATTTTGTCGCAGCCCAAAATATTAAATTTACTCAGTAATGGAGGAAATTATAAACAATTGGCTCACACAGTTAGAGACCGACCTCATCAAAAATTATGATAGGCTCGGGCTTCGTGCTTCAGGTCGATGGGCTAAAAGTTTAGATAAATTCATTGATAATAAAAATAATAAGATAAGCCTTGGTATCAAAGGCGAACGATATACAGGCGCGCTCGAATACGGACGTAAAAAAACAACAAGCACACAAGCAAGCTCGCCAACATTACGCGAACAGATACGCAAATGGATTGATGACAAAGGTATAACGCCGAAAGATAAGATTAGCAAAGATTCATTAGCTTATTTAATAGCACGAAAAATACATAAAGAAGGCATTAAGGTTCCGAACAAATACAATGCAGGCGGATTAGTTACGGACGTAATAACAAAAAAAAGAATACAAGAACTGAACAAGGCAATAGGATTAAATTTAATCGCAACCTTCAAAAGCGATATAATTAAAGATTTCAAATAATGGCTACAACGATAACAGACATAACGATAACACAAGACAATCTATATGAAGGATCGAGTATTATACCGATACATTCGCCTGTTGTTTATATTGCTGAGGTAACGTATTCAGGCGATGCACCCGATTATGTCAACGTGCAAATTATAGATGAATCGATTTTCCTAGTTGGAACTTATAGAGCTATTTACTTAGACGACCAAAGCGCAACGGTTAGAAGGTTTGCATTCATTGCGAATGATGCAATAAAATCATTAATGGGCGACTTTGAAGATGTTGAACAGCTTTCTGAGACACTTGTAGAGCGCCCTGATATTAAGACGCGTTATCTTATACGATTTATTCACCCTGATTTTATCACAATCTATGATACAGCAACAGGGGATTTTGCACACGGAGCAGCTCAGTTCGGTAGTTATCCAAATTTAACACATGTTTACTCGAATTCTAATCAAAAATTTTACGGGTTAAAAGATGACTATTGTTATGTCTATTTTTACGCTTCCGGAATTGCCACAACCGTAAGTATTACAGATAACGGTGTGCTAAAAGGAACATTTGCTACTCCGAATGCCGGATATTACGCCTATAAAACATTATGCGACACGAATAAGACGGTTAATTTTGACGATTCTCATTCTTCTTATGATAAAACGGTCAAAATCGTTGATGAATGCAGCGAAGGTAGGTATTTAAAATGGCTAGATAATGATGGATATTACCGTTTTTACCCATTCAATAAATTTTATGAAACTCAATTAAGCGCTGAATTAATCGGAACGGCAAATAAATTTATCACAAATATTTTGACAGACCAAACAAACAGAGAGAATATAGGTTCTGATGTAGATAAGATTGAGAGTTTAACAGCTACAAACGTTGATTCTGAGGCTTTAGATATATTTAGTTCTATTTATGCGAGTCCGCGAGTATTAGCCCGTATATCGAATGATAAATGGGTGCAAGTTACTCTGACAGGTGACGGGATTTCTAGGAGAAGAAAATCAACAGGAGGCAAAATAGATATTCAGATAACATACCCTGAGTATTTTAATATAAAAATGATATAATGAGGATTCTACGGATAAATGATATAATTGCAGATATTGACGATGAAACTGCGTTAGGAATTACTTTGCAAAGTTACGACATAAAAGATGTTGCAAATACATTTGTGAACGTAAGTAATACCTTCTCAATACCGCGCACATCTAAAAATTTATCTTTATTCGGGAATCCCCAAGATGCTCAATCAACGAACACAAAAATATATGAGTTATCGACCGTGGAATATTGGATTGATAACGAACAATTTTTAAGGAATGCAAAAGTAAAAGTAACAGAAATAAACGAGCGTATAAATTTATTTATTTATCAGAAAGATACAGTTTGGGATGAGTTGAAAAGCTTAGACTGGCCAACATTAGGGAGTGAGCTTATCACGTGGTTGCAAGATACAGGTAGTTTACCGAGTGTTACAAATCAATATACAGGAACATACGCTGATTTAATTACAGGATATACAACAGCGACAGAAGGGATTGTCCTGCCGTTCTATAATGGGAACTTATACAATCAAGAATTTACACTTTCAGGATTCACATATGCGCTTGAAACAAGCAACTCTATTTTATTAGACGACAACAGAGGTACGACTAAATATAAGGGGGGGCATTTCTGTATTTATATAAAAACAATATTTGAATTTTTTGAATATAAATATGGCGTCAGTTTTTCAACATCCGGGAGTAGTTTAACCGGAAATATTTTTAATGATGCGATTGCGTCTAAAATGGTTATTCCTATCCGAGATCTTGTTTTGCAAAAAGATACAGGTTATTATTTCCGTTTTGCTCCAACAATATTACAAGTCCCTTTTGTTTATTCATATTTTTATCCTTTTACAGACGTAGAAGATAAGCCTGACAAAACTGCCAGCGATTTTGTAAACGCATTTATAAATCATTTTAATTTAATCAAAGATGAATTTTATATTGACGATGTTTATACAGTTCGTTTTGCTAGATTTGACGACTTAGAAACACTTGCTGATGTTGTTGATTTTTCAAGCCTTATAAGTAGAGTTAATACATTTAAGCCAACGATAGAAGGCTACGCTCAAAATACATATATCAAATTCGCTGAGGTATATCCGGGTGGTTCTGAATATTCAAACTCTAAACTTTTAACAGTCCAAAACAAGAACATTGATATTACAACAGATTTATTTGAGATAGACGGATATGTTCCAAATTTAACAGAATCTTTTTATTTAGATTTATCGTTAATTGAAAGTTTCAGCACTTTTGTATTCATTGAATTAAGCGAAACGACTGAATCAAAAAATGTAATATTTTTACCGAATGGAACGATCTTAGGAGAATCAACGGCGGCAGATATGTTTATTGCAAAATTATACAATTTAGATGACGAATACAATTTCCTTAACGAGGCTATAAGTTATCCAAAATATTATGAGGTTGAAAAGTGGTTAAGAATTTCAGATCTAAAAGACTTTGAATTTTTTAAACAATATTACATCCGTGAATTAAACGGATCTTTTTTCATAAATAAAATTTCAGGATTTAACCCTGAAAAATCAAAGCAAGCGACCACAATCGAACTTTTGAAAATTAGCAATCGAACACCAAATCCATCAGGAGATACATTTTTTTGGGTCGATGGTGTCGATGATATTTTTGCAGACGGTTCAGGTGATTATTTTTATTAAAAATATAAACAAATGGCAGATATAATTAATGTAGTTGAAATAGATATTGACGTAAACACAGCGGTTGCGAATTTAGCCGAAACGCAAAAAGAAGTTGCTAAATTAAAAGCTGAGATTAAAGCGTTATCGAAAGCGGAAGGCGATAATTCAAAAGCTATTGCAGAAAAAACAGGACAGCTGAAAGTCGAACAAGCTCAGTTAAGGCAAAACACAAATGTATTAAAAGCGAATATAATAGCAAGTAAAGATAACGTTTCGACACTTGACGAACTTGCAGCAAAGAATACGATTCTTAGGGCCGAACGCGGTAAACTGAACATAGCAACAGACGAAGGCAGAAAGCGAACTGAAGAAATAAACGCACAGCTTGATATTAATAATGAGATAATAAAAGAAAACTCAGATAAACAAAAGCAAAATAAGCTGTCTGTCGGTGGTTATGCAGACGGCATAAAGGAAGCTTTACCCATAACAGCACAATTTAACAGCGGATTAAAAGCACTTGCGGCAAATCCGATAGGATTAGTTATTACCGCGATTGTAGTAACTGTTAAAGCCTTATTTGATGCGTTTAAAAAAACGCAAGGCGGCGCGGATAAATTAAGCAAAATTACAGCTGTATTGAGTGGCGTTTTTGAGGTATTACAGGGCATTCTCGCCGTAGTCGCGACAGAGATAGTCGGTGTATTTGAAAAACCGCGCGAAGCGATGGACACGTTTATAAAGAACTTTAAAGAAGGTATTGTTAACCGTTTCGAGGGATTATACGAACTAATCCCACGACTTGCTGATGCAACCGTTAAGCTATTCGAAGGCGATTTCTCGGGAGCAGCAGAAACGGCCGCCGATGCAGTTGCAAAAGTTACTCTAGGCGTTGAAGATTTTACAGAAAAAGCAGGTGATTTTTACGATGAGACAAGCGACAAGATTAAATCAGCTGCGGAGCGTGCTTTGGCTTTAAAAAACGCACAAATAGCATTAGAAAACACAGTGATTGCAAATACAACAGCATTAGCAAAATTAAATAAAGAAGCTGAAAAGCAACAACAAATCGCAGACGATAGCACACAATCTTTCGAAGAAAGACAAAAAGCGGCGGATTTGGCACGTATAGCAAGTGAGAAAGCCCTACAATTAGAATTAAATTTAGCACGACAAGAAAGTGCAATAGTCGCATTACAGATAAAACAAAAACGTGAAGCGGGATTTGAAACACGTGCTTTGAAATTGCAGGAAGCCGATGCAATCGCAAAGGTTATAGATGCAGAAAGCGCCCTCACCCTGAAAATTGCAGAAAACGCAAAATTAAGGGAAGAACTCGACCGAGATGTTTTTGAGAAAAATCTTGACTACCTTTTAGATAATTACGATAACATAAAAACTATAAATGAAAAACTTTCGACCGATGAAAAAAAATCGTATGAAGAGAGGTTAAAAATCATTCAAGTAACACGCGATCTTGGTAACGCTTCTTTTAATGAACAAATAAAAGAATTACAAACACGAACAGACGAAACGATAAATGCTAACGACTTGATAAATGAAAGCGATTCGAGAAGGTTAATTGAAAAAGTTAGACTTTTGAAACTTGATGAAATCGAAGAGACTAGATTATTAGAAGTTTTACGAGACAGACGAACAGCTGTTCAGGATTTAGCAGATGCTGAAATTGCAATAACCGAGACAAAAAACGAAGAATTAAAAGCGTTTAACGATAGCGCACGAACTAGAGAATTAGAAGCACAGAAACAAACTATTTTTACTGAATTAGAGCTAAATCGTGTTAAATTACAGGCACAAGAAGAGCAGGAAATAATGGCAGCCGAGCGTATCGGAGCAAGCACAACCGAAATAGAACAGAAATACGCTAATGCACGCGAAGAAATTAATAAGGCTGAATTAAATGCAAAATTAAGCCTTGCCGGTGGATTTGCTGATAACCTTGCGACAATAGCCGGTGAAGGAACAGCGATAGGCAAGGCTGCTGCAATTGCAAGCACTACAATATCGACATATCAAGGTGCAACAGCTGCCTTTGCTAGTTTGGCCGGCATTCCAATTGTAGGCCCAGCATTAGGAGCAGCCGCCGCAGGTGCAGCAGTAGCTTCAGGATTAGCAAATGTAAAAAAAATATTATCTGTCGATAGCGGTTTGCCGGGCGGTTCATCTAGTAGTTCAAGCTCCGTTTCAGCGTCAGCACCGACAGCTCCATCGGTGAATCAGGGAATTATTTCACGCGAAACAAATGAAGCACAGAACCAAAATATAACCGTTCAGCCGACACTGGTCATCGATGACGTGACGAACGCGCAAACGAATGCGAATAATAATACTAATACAGCAACGATATAAAAAAATATAGCGAAATATGTAATTAATTATAGTTTTTATTTGAATCATTGTAAAAAAAACGTATATTTACCGCATATGTTATAAAACATACTTTTATGAAGATATTACAAGGCGAAGTAGGATTCGATATTAATTTAGATGCAATTCAAGGATTGACAGAATTTGCAATAAATTCTTATGGCGGTTCACTTTTTGAAGGGTTAGCCCTTTACGATTATATTAAAAATTCAGGCGTCAATGTAGGCGTTATCGGATTAGCGGCAAGCGCGGCAACATTACCACTTTTGGCAAGTTCTAAACGTTGGGGAACGCCAAACAGCCGATATTTAATTCATAATCCGTCAAATTTTGCAGGAGGCGAAGCAAAAGACTTACAGAAAACAGCTGACCAATTAAAAGCTGAAGAAGCAAGAGCGTTAAATCTATATGCTGAAAACTTCACAATTGACAAAGACGAGATTAAGACGTTAATGGATGCAGAAATCATAATTGATGCAACCGAAGCGCTACGAATAGGTTTAATTACTGAAATCAAAGAATTTAACCCGCTGCCAAAAAACTCCAAAAACGAAGGCAGCACAATAAATCAATTATTTACAAATTTTAAAATGCAAATCGAAATGAACGAAGCAGAAAAAAACGAATTGTCAGGCATTCGCTTGGCGCTCGATGGTCTGATAAACTTGTTCAAGAAATCACAGCCTAAGATGGTTGTTGTTCAAGATGTGAACGGCATAGAGCTTGATTTTGCGGACGTTGAGACATCGGACTTAATTAAGGTAGGCGATAATGCCACCGTTGAAGGATTGCCCGCAATTGGCGAGTATGTCATGCAGACAGGCGAAACTTTTAAATTTGAAAGCGGTGCAATTGTCGAAATTGTAGTTCCTGAAGTTGAGGCTGATCCTTTAGTCTTAGAAAACGAAGCACTCAAGGCCGAAAACGAAGCTTTAAAAGAACAAGTGCAAAATTCAGCCACAGAACTTGACAAGATCAAAAATCAAGTTTCAGACGTTGAAACGAAATTTAACGACTTCAAAAACAAATTTTCAGATGAAAAGGCCGAAGATGTAAAGCCTGAAGTTTCTGAAGAAAAACAAAAAACAAACAGAGTATCTTTTAATTTTAACAAAAAAAATAAATAATTATGGCATCAAACATTGATATTTCCGCATTAACAATGAATCCGCTGGAAGTGGAAAGCATTGGAAATTTCGTTATCGAAAAAACATTTACTGATCCTGTATTACGCGCTATCCATGCAGTTTGGACAGGAGTCAAAATGAAAGAGCAAATTGTTCTTGCATCCCAACTCGGCAAAACGGGTATTACAGACAGTGCTTGCGCACGTCCGAATTCCGGTGCTGAAAGCGTATTAACACAAAAGTATTGGGAACCTGCAAACATCGGCGACACCTTAGTGCATTGTCAAACAGATGTAAACGGTTTATTTAAAGCGTATTACACAAAAATCCAAAAATATACGGATTTGTTCGACATTACCGGTTCAGATTTGGAAAAACTTTTAATGGTCCTTCTCTCAGAATCAGCAATGAAAACGATTTTGCGTGTTGCTTGGTTAGCGGATACTTCAGTAGCCGTTTCAGGTGCTGCCGCTTCAGGATTAAAGGCCGCCGCAGATGTAAAATATTACGATCAAATTGACGGACTTTGGAATCAGATTTTCGCAGCCGTTACAGCCGGAGATGTTGAGCACACGACTACAAAAGTAGCCGCGTTAAATGCTCAAATTACAACCGCAGCGCAAACAGCACTTGCAACTGATGACGCTATTACAGTGTTTGAAGATATGCTTGCAAAAGCTGACTCACGATTGAGAGCCGAACCCGATGCACAATTTTTAGTATCTCGTGAGCTGTTCGACAATTACAAAAAAACATTGAGAACAGCCGGCGAAAACTTCACTATAGACTACACGATGGAAGGTTTCCAATCTTTGAAGTATGAAGGATATACAGTTGTAAATATGGAAAATGTATGGGACCGTTTGTTACGTGCCGACTTTGAACAAGACAGCACAAACAATGCTTATTTCTTACCGAACCGCGCCGTATTTACGACACCGGCGAATATTCCGATCGCAACATTGAACGAAAGCGACATGTCAGAGATTGACGCTTGGTATGAAAAGAAAGAACGACAAATGTATTCCGCTTATGGTTATACGCTTGACGCGAAACTCATTGAAGAATACATGATTGTAGTTGCATACTAAATAAATTCATATAAAAAGGCTTTGCGAATTGTATTGCCTTTTTATTCACTTTTAAAATTTTGAAAAAATGGGATGTTTAGATGACATTACAAAGAGCATAGTTTCAGACTGCACTACACAAGGTAGTGGCGGCAATGAAGTAAAGGGATGGATTTTTAAGCAAAACGAACTTATTGCAGTTTATGACTCGACTAATCCTTCAAAAATTACTTCTTTAAGCCTTCCGATCGGATCACAGGGCTATACGTTTACAGGCGTTAAGAAAATGCTTAATTCAGGACACGATATTGTAATTGAAGATGCACGTGCAGACGGTTATACGCATTATGTCGGTTTTACCGGTTTCAGTTTCAAATCTGAAGACGTGGAAAATTTTGATGCACTTAATAATTTGGTTTTCGTAGTTGAATCGAAAGATAAAACAGATGATGGAGACGGTGTATTTAGAGTTTACGGCATCAAACAGGGCCTAGTGAAATCAAGTGACACGATGCGAGCAAACGATAATTACGGCAGCCGAATTATTGAAATGGCCACTCCGGATGGACAGATTGAATCTTATTCGAATTATACTTTCTTAGATACAGATTATGCGACAAGTTTAGCCGCACTCGAAGCACTCGAAGCAGTTCAAGCATAATGAGCAGAGTTAGGAGGTTGATTAATAGTAATGTTCAGGATATAATTAAAAGTCCTGAACTTATTATACTAATGCTTAGAACTTATTCAGACTTGTATGCGGGAGGCTGTCAAGTTTCCACATGTGAAAAATCAATACAAAAATACTATAACCAGCTAAAAATTGACGGCATGGAAAAAGAAAAAAAATTTAACGAAGCAAAAGAGCGCACGCTTGTTCCGAGTTGGAACGGTTTGTTGTATATTACAGGAAATCAGAATAAACATTTTAACAGCGCTACAATTACAGACAAAGAAGCCGTTGAGCTTTTAAAACTTGGATATTTGCAAGAAAAAATGTTCAAAAAATTACCGGATGCGATTTTAACAAAAAAAGCAAAAAAAGATGAAACTTTTAAATCAAGAAATACAAAATCGAGTAAGCGTAAAACTGGACAAGTCGATAAAAAAGACTGATCAAGGCGTAAATGGTTTAATGATTTTCGGACTTCAGAACGATTATCCTCAAATCATTGAAAAGCTCATTAACGGATCCGTTACAGCAAAAACAAGCGCAAATATTTATGCTAAATTCTTGTCCGGTTTAGGTTTTGAAAATGAAGCGATCAACAATATTGTAATCGGTACTGACTCGCGAGGGAAAAAAATCACATTGAAAGGCCTACTTTCACAGGTTGCAATATCTGTAAGCCGGCATAATGGGTTTTATATCCATACAAATCTAAATTTAGATCGTAAGGTTGTAAACGCTCATTTGAAGCCATTTAAGTCCATGAGATTTGCCAAACCTGATGATGATGGATATTCAGCAAAGTTACTGTATTACGATAATTGGACAAAGCAAAACGGCAAGTTTGACAAAAAAGACATTAAGAATTACAATGTTTTTAATTTAGACGAAAACGCTTTTATATCTCAAATAAATAAAGTAAAAGGTATTGAAAATTTTCCGGGTCAAATATATTTTGAATTCCTTGATAATGAATATTTTTATCCGCTTTCACCGTTCGATGATGTTTATCTCGATTTAGATACTGAAGCGCAAATAGCTATTTATAAAAATCGCCAAATTCGTGACGGGTTTTTTGAAAAAATAGTATTCAGAGTAGCACCACAGCCTATTGAACTAGATGAAGACGGAAACGAGATAAATCAAAAGAATACAGAACTAGCGGACTCGATACGCTCGTTTATGGGTCCGGACGGAGAAACAGCTTTAATCCTAGAAGACGACTTCAATACTGAAGGCGAAATCGAGCAAAACGGCGGTTTTAGAATTGATAAAATAGAATCAAACATTGACGATAAACTGTTTGAAAGTTGGGAGCAGTCTTTGATGAATAATATTAGAAAATCTTCAAAACTACCAACTATCTTAATTGATTATGAAACCTCGAGTCTAGGCACAACAAGCGGCGAAGCTATCACGGTAGCAACAAAATTATATAACGCGCTTACGGCAGATGATCGAGCAATAATATCAAATTCGTTTGCTGAAATATTCTCACATTCGGAAAATGAAACGCTTGCAAAAAACACAAATTGGAATATTAAACCTTTAAATTTAGGCGAATATGGCACTACTGACAGTAGCACAACAGCAAGCAATTAAGCCGATTTCACCAAATTGGGCGATTGCTATAAAGATGACAGGCGGAGTAAATAATTTTACTCAATTACAGGCGGAAGTAGAAGAAAAGGAATTGAAACAGCTCCTTAGTCCTGCATTCTTATACGATATTCAACAAAATCTAACAGAGGAAAAATATATCACCTTGCTGGATGGTTCAGAATTTACTACCGAAAGCGGGAATAAATTATATTTTAGCGGATTAAGATATATCTTAGCTTATTTTAATTGGTCAAAATACGTTGCTGAGTCTCATTTCGCCGATACTTTCGGGGGTATGGTTCAAAAGAATAGAGCTGAATCAACTGCATTAAGCTCAGGCGATATTAAACGAACACAAACAGATGCACGGGAGATAGCTTTGCAAGATTTTGAGATAATGAAAATTTATTTAGACGAAAATACGGATATTTATCCGCTTTGGGAATCTTGCAAAAAAAAGCGCAAATTATTTACAACAAGAATAACAGGTATTAAAAGAACAATAATGTAAAGATATGGCAAAAGAATTATTTAATCAAACAGAAATTATAAGCCCAAACGTGCCTGCGGATACGGAGCGCATCGCATTAGGCACTCCGTCTGTTTCAGGGGCAAAAAATATAAAATGGTCTTATTTTAAGTCTATTTTAAAAAATGTATTAAATATCTCACACACAGTAGGAATAGGCGGCGATTATGCCACACTTGCGCTTGCTGTTGCTTCGACAAACACACGATTTAAATTAATTTCAAACACTACCGAAGCGGGGAATATTGATATTAATAGGCTTATTGTTATTGATTTTGGGATATATTCAGTTAATATGGGTGCGTTCACGCTTACTTTATCTCAAGATAATCTGATAATTCAAAATGGGGCGATAAATGGAGCGATAAGCGTCACGGGTGATAATATTATTGCATCAGGGATAAAGAATATAACCAGTACAATTACAGTTAATGCAGTTGCTGACAATACAATTATAGATAGTTGTAATACATTAACAGCAATATCAAATACCGGGACCAATACAAGGATAATTAACTGCGATGGTTCGAATAATATTTTACAGGAAAAAACGTTTTTCAACGACTATATAGATGTAGATACAGTTTACACGACAAACGTAAAAAAAAGAGGTTCTGGACAAATGTCCTTCACAGCTGCCACATCTTATGCATTCGATAAAGATTTATATTTCGGGAATACTACCACAGCTTTTTTCTCAGGAGGATATAGATTCCTAAAAAAGACAGATACGGGAGGAACTAACTGTTCATCTACTTCTTTGTTCTCACGTAATTATTTGGCAAGTATAGATCCTGCATTGCATCGAGAGCGTAGAGGTTCGTTAAACTTAGGTGCATTTGGACAAACCCAGTTCGGAGGTGATAACAATGTGCCGACTGAGGATTTAATCAGAATTTACAATGGCACTGGAATTGGAACAATTTACGCATCAAGTATAAGTATTTCAAACGGTTCGAACATAATAACAGCATCGTCAAATTGTCCTAATTTTTTATCTCAATTCAAAGTTGGTGACACGCTCGACATTTATAATATTGGAGATACCACAACCGAAACAGTTACGATTGCGAGTATAGATAGCTCTACACAAATCACTACTACATTAAATTATACAGGAACTACAGCAGGTGGCAAAATTATTTACAATAATACTGCATCTCAAGCCGTTGGAGATTCTTTCGTATTAAATAGAAATGGTAATTTACTTATAAAAGATGGCAATGATTCCGATTATGTAGCTTCGGATAAATTAGAAGTAAGAGGAAACATTAAAGCATCAGGTATACTAAAGGCAACAGGAACAACAGAATACGCAGATAATACAGCCGCATTAGCAGGAGGTTTAATTGCAGGAGATATATATCGAACAGGTGATTTACTTAAGATAGTTCATTAAATAATTAAATTATGAAACAATTAAATAACGCGAATGGCAGAGTAATATCAATAGATAAAATTGATATTCAGAATAATAGAATAGTATATAGTATACATGAATTTGGTGATAAAAATGTTAAATTATCACAAGAATCACATAAATTTACTGAAATAAACCTACAGGATTATCTGTCAGAAACAGTAAACTATACTGATTTAGTTAATGAACAATTAGCTGTTGAAAAGGAAACAGGATATACTTATAGTGATGACAATCAAAATTGGACTATATTAAAAGGGTCGGAAGGGAATGATACTTTAATTAGAGTTTATATACCTGCAAGCCTTATAAATAAAGAAGTAAATACAGGCAGCGCATTTGATTTACTTATGAAACAGATGAGTCCATTGGCGCCATTTACGCAAAGAAACGGAGTTGGAAGTATGCAGTATTTAGAAGAATTAACTGAGCCGGCAATAAGTATTTTAAATAGTCATTTAGAAGATGGTGTTAAAATTGAAAATAAAATTTAAAAAGACGAACACAACATCCGAATAAAAGCCATAGAAAAAACGGCTTTATTCTTTCCGTTATAAACAATGCTATTCAATCTTTAACCCTAATTCGATATTAATATAAGGGTCTATCTGGTCAACAGCAACTTGAAACTCACCTTCATCTCTTTTAATTTCTTCCCAACCGCTGCCAATTAAATGATTATATAATTTCTCAATGCAATCAAATGAAAAACCGCCAATAGTTGTAAGGCAATCATATTTTATAAATTTATAATCAGGGTCGTTTTTATCTGGATAGTGAGTTTTGTAACTTCGCTTATCAATGGATAATTCATCTATTTTTCTTAATTCTTCTGGAATGTTTGATGTTTTCATTTTAATATATTTTAGTAAATAATTGTGATTTGACACACTAAGACGAATATTTCTAATAAAAAAGTTTATAACATTGCACTGGTCGCAACCGTTCGTGCCTCACGGCTTCGCCAGTGCAGTGCCGTTATTCAAACATGCTCAAAATATCAGCATCGCTATTGCCGAGATTCAAAGATTCTAAAATCCGTTTTAGTCCTGTTTCGCCTAAAATTGTTTTATTATTGCAGATTTCGCCTAAATATTGACGCGATAAACCTGTATCTTTAGCCATATCAGCTCTGTTACCGTCATATTTTTCGGCAACT